CTCTTCCACAATTATAGTATGAGGTTCTACTACCACCTTCACAAATATTAGGCACGAACATAGATTCCTGCTTAATATTGCCCATGATAGTAGCAAGGGCGTTTCTGTCTCTAATACCACGTTCCTGGAAAAATGCCAGGGTGACATTCTCATGTTCATTACACCCTTTACAAATTAGCCTTTTCTCTTTTGGCTTCGGTGGTGGTGCAACCTCTAGGATTGCTGTCTTCTCAGGTTCAAACTCTTTAATAATTGAGTAAGGTTTTTCTTCCACTGGGGGAGGAGGACCTTGCAGTTTATAACTAGAGAAAGGCAGTGATGCCGTACTGGTTGTAACCGTTGCCAGAAGGGGCAGGGCTACTGTAAAGATATTTTGCATTAAAATTAATTGAACTCTACATCCGTATAGAAAGGGGGTACACCCTTTTCTCAAAGGGCACTTTCCACGGCTCTAAATCACTTATCAAATTCTCATAATAAAAAACCCTGCTCATAACAGGGATTTTAGCATTATAAGTTTTTATTTAGAATTTGTCAACTTTCTGGTTCCAGAGAAACAATCTCCAATTCATCATCTTCTGGTTCAATCCACTCATAAAATTCAGCAAGAATTGCACGGGCATCCTCTTTTGGAATGCTCATATCAGCAGCACGGTCAAGAGACCACGTTCTAATGTGAGCAACAATGTCTTCAGTCGTTGCGTTCATAATAGTCTTTTCGGTAAAACCGTCCCAAGATGTTGCTATTGTAGAAGGCTGGTTCTCCGCTGTCAAGGGATTCTGTGAGGACATCGTTTTTGAAGAGTTGACTTGTCTCTCCGAAGTTTGTTTTGCCCTTTGTTTTATGTAATGATAAGATAGTTCGACTAAAATTTTCTCTGCCCAATTTGTCAATGTCTTCTTTAAGTTCCGGACAAGACCCATAGTATTCTTTCCAATTAGATTCCGATTTTACTTTTCTTTTTTTACCTTTTGGTGTGCGAAACTGCCAAAGATATTTTCTACCAATATATTTTTTGCCATTAAGATTATTCTGGATAAGATAAACAAAACCAAAATAATCTTGAATATCAGAGGAAGTAAAAGGTACTCCATTATAAATCCAAGGATTTTCATAGTCAATATCTGTACTCATCAATAATATCAAGAACTTCGTTCAGATATTTATGAGCGAGTCCTTTCATATCCATTTCTGGTCTAATGTGGTCTTTGTATAGATTATTCTTTAACTTCAAAACACGAACTTTAAGTTCTTCTTTGGTTAGTTGATTTTTAGACATAAAAAAAGAGGAGTGAAACTCCTCTATCTATGTACAATCAATTATCTGAACCTAGCCATTCTTTACAATAATCATAATCACCAAACATAAATTCATCACACTCGGCTGCTTCTTTATATGCGTTCAGGATTTCTTGTTCACACCATTCATCATAATTGGAATCCTGCGAAAGTATTTTTGGTAACATTAGATTATATTACACCCCGGTTCTAATAATTTATATCTCTTTCCATCATAAGCAACTCCAGAGTAATAATTTGTAGTATTCAAAACGGAGAATATATTGTATTCTCTACCATCACCAAATGGCGTTATATCTATCAAGTTTCCATAAGTATTCTTCCAAATACTATGATATATTGCACACCCGTAAGTTTCATCATCAACATCTGTGATTAGGTAATACCCACTTAGTTTTTCTCCACCATAAGTGCTTACATAATGACTTACATTATTATGGCAGTTTGCGTCGGCACATAAAGGTTTAGAAACTACAGGAACTTTCAACAAAGTATGAGAGAACTTACAATACTCCTGAAGTTTTATCACACACTCATCTTCTGGTAGTGATATTCTAAACTTTCTCAATACTCCATCCATTTCTTCTTGGACCTTTTCTATCATAAAGAATTGCTGCGTGCATAGTTGCATATGAAATATTTTGAGACTTACAAAACTCTTTTAATGCTCCAGTAATAATGTACTCTTTATTTTCTGGAGAAACAATCTTCCAAGTTTTAGAGTTTGGATTATCTTTACCAAACTTTGGTGTTCTGTTTTGACTTATCTTATTTCTGGTCTCTTGTGACAATTTAACCCCATATCTTGGATTATTCTTACCAGCAACCTTTTCACTTATTCTTTTCTTTGCTTCTTCACTATGTTTCCTTCCACTAAATCCTGTGGTTCTTTGTCCTCCGGGTTTTCCTTCACCACCAAGATTTTGATTTAATAAAACTCCACCATCACACTCTCTTTTCCAGAGTGCTATATGTTTTATCTCAAGTTCTATTGCTTCTTCTTTGCTCAATCCAGATTTTACAATCCATCTTCTTTCTCTTGGTGGTAAAATTTCAGCACCATTTCTCCTGGAATGTCTGGAATTAATTCTTCTTGGTCTTCCATAACCAACATAAAAGGGAGAACTAAAGTCCTCCCTTAAGTAATAGTAAAGAATATAATTATTCATTTTAAGACTGAACTTACATATTATTATTTATATAATACACCATTTCAGTCTTAAAGTCAATTAAAGTTTAAAACCACTAAATGTGTCTTTTTTGACATCTTGTTTTATTCCACCAACCACATAAGACTGCACTTGAGTTTCCTGGGGTGCCACCTGGAGACCCTTAGAAGAAATCCAGTGCTGAGTCCAAGGAAGTGGATTGTTGTTTGCTGAAATATCATATTGGGGTTTTAGTCCAATTGCTTTAAGTCTTCTATTTGCTACCCATTCAACATATTGCTGAAGAAGTTTATCATTCAGTCCAATCATACTTCCATCTTTGAACAGATAATCTGCCCATTTCTTTTCCTCATTCACAGCACGATCAAACATTTTATAAGTCCACTCTTCTTCTTCCTTCATAATCTTCTGCATTTCAGGATCATCACCGTCCCTCCACTTATTCAGAATGTTCTGAGTAAGTGCTAAGTGTTGATTTTCGTCTCTTGCGATGAGAGAGATGATCTTAGCGGATCCTTCCATAAGCTTAAGTTCACCAAAGGCGAAACTACAAGCAAAACTAACGTAGAAGCGAATACCTTCAAGAATATTAACGTTTGCGACTGCTCTATAGAGTTTTCGTTTAACGTCATTGATTGTTTCCTTTGCGTATGAAACTCCCTCAAGATTATGCATCCAGGCATCGGATACACCATACTGTTGTGCTGATTGAATAAAGTCATCGTAAGACTCTGTAACGCTCTTAGCACGTTCCAGAATACGTTCATCACCAATAATAGTGTCAAATACCTCAGAAGGATCTGAATAGACATTTTTAATGATATAAGTGTATGAACGACTATGGATCATCTCCATAAATCCCCACACTTCCATACATGCTTCCAATTCAGGAAGTGAGCAATATGGAATAAATGCCATACCAGGACCACGACCCTGCACAGAATCAAGCATAATCTGATACTTCAAATTAGAAGTATAGATGTGCTTTTGTTCTGGGCGAAGAGTTTGGTAGTCTCCACGATCCTTCTGGAGGGAGACCTCCTCAGGTCTCCAGAAGTATCCAAGTTGCTGAGTGGTTAGTTTATCAAAAATAGGATATTTGTATGAATCATATCTTTGAACCCCAAGTGGCTTACCAAAAAACATTGGTTGCTTTTTAGTATCAACTTTCTCGGTGTTAAAAACTGTCATTCCTTTAATATTGGTGGTTTCTTCTGTTGAAGAAGTTTTAAAATCAAACTGCGCAGGATTCACACTCTCCCTCCTCTGCTGAACTTAACTCACACATTCTATTTAACTCTCCAAAATATTTGGTTTTCATCATACTCTAAGATTATGGTTTTGTCCATCCTTTATGTTGGTTTAATCTACCTTTAATAACACTTGTAATGTGCCCATTATTTAAATTATTTTCTTTACAAAATTGTGCTATATTTTTTCCTTTTACTATTTTTCCATTTGGAGAAAGTAATTCAAATTCTTTTGCTGTTTTTTCTGCTCTTATTCTGCCTCCTTTTTTACCATTTTGAATTCTTTGTTCTTTTGTTAAAGAGTGAATTCCAGTACCAAGTTCTTTTGCTTTTTTTCCTAATTTTCTGGCGTGTTCACTTTTTTGTTCTGGTGTTAATGCAAATATACCTAGACCAAGTTCTTTTGCTTTTTCTCCACATTTTTTTCCATGAATACTTCTTTGTTCTTTTGTTAAAGAGTGAATTCCCATTCCAAGTTCTTTTACCCTTTGTCCTCCAATTTTAGCATTTTCAATTCTTTGTTCTTTTGTTAGAGAATATAAACCCAATCCAAATTCTTTATGAATTCTTGATGCTTTTGTCCCACCTTTTTTTCCTGCTTCACTTTTTTGTTCTGGTGTTAATGCAAATATACCTTTTTTGGATTCATATACTTTTTTTCCACCTTTTTTTCCACCTTTTTCACAAACATCAGGATGAAAAATTGGAGAAGCACATCTATTCAAGCAAAACTCTGGAAATTTTTCCCAAGCATCTTTTATAAGTTTTGGTTCTAATTTTCTCATTTCATCAAAAGAATCACATACTTTTAGAATATGCTTTGTTTTTGGTAAAGAAACATCTTCCCACAAATGCTTAAAGGTTCTCGGAGAACCCCAATATTTTGTGTCATTTTCTGGTTTTACTTTTGATTTGCGAGAACCAATATAAAATTGCCCGTCCTCAAATTTAATTAGATAAAGATAGTAATAATTCATAACTCCACTTGTATCCTTTACAGTGCTTAAATTTTCCTTCGCAAGTATATTTGATATTAGAAGGACTTGTCTTTACAAATTGTGCTGCATCAGCAAAAGATTGAAACTCTCTTAAAAAGTTTCCTTCAATATCATACTGATATACTTTGTTTCTTTTTATATTTGGATTATTTTTGAGTGTTTGAGATGTTTTACTTTTACTCTCTTCTTTGTGCGATTTTCCAGAAAA